ATTTTAAGTATACACTATCAATACCCTGGCCTAATAGGATAAAACGGACATATAGTATGAATCCATTTATAACTCTTTTATAACGATATTAATATATAACTTTTTGTTATCAATCCGTGTATACCTGGCTTATTTAAAATAATCAGATATAATCTAAATTGCTGGCACTCAGGATCTTTCTACCCACCCCACTGCTCTTGAGTGTCCAGCATTATTATTATGGTATAATCATTGATATGTGCACACCAACAACAGAAAAATTTGGGGCCACCCCAGCAAACATTCAATGGGCTGTTGTCCGTGGAGACTATGCTTCATTTACAGTCTCATTTCTTGAAAATGACGAAGTTACAGAATTTGATACAGATGGCTGGGAGTTTTCTGCTACAGCATATGACCCAACCACAGACGTACTTGATGAATTAGAAGTTTCCGTTGACGGTTCTGTAATTACTGTTAGCGCCCCTGCTTCTATAACTGAAAATTGGGGAACTACGTACAGATCAGTAGTTGCAGAACTATCTTTTGACCTACAGGCAGTAATCCCAGATGGTTTGTCGACAATTACCTGGACTCCAGTTATAGGAACAATTTGTGTGCTTGGAGATGTTTCTCCAGTATCCGCAAGAGGCACAATCGGAGGAGTATCGTAAATGATAATTAAGATTAAAGATGTTAACCCTAAACTTCCGCCACTCATAAAGGTTAACGGTACTGTTTTTAAAGTAAAGAAATAACCTATGGCCATATCAAAAAATATGGATGCCCCAAAAACCAAATACTCTGAAGTAATTAAGTCAACAAAGAGCATAGATCCTAGTAGCACTGAGTATATTGCTGTTCCAGGCATTCAAGGAGAAAAGGGCGAAGTCGGTCCACCAGGACCAGCAGGCCCCGAAGGTCCTAGAGGCGAAAGAGGAATCCCAGGTAAAGATGGCAAGGATGGTATACAAGGTCCTCAAGGCCCTAAAGGAGATCCTGGCAGAGGAGGAGGAGAAGGATATGAAAGTCCTTCAGGTCAATACCCAGGCTGGGCATACTATGAAAATAAAAATAAAAAATTGTTATTCTTAGGGCCTGACAGAGGAGACGATGGCTGGGTAAATATATTAATGCATGATGATGAAGATAATAACATTTTGAAGTTTCTTCCATTAGGATCTGTTTCTCTTTGGAATCCAGTTACGCAAAGAATTAATTTTAAGCAACTTAAGGTGGGAGCCAAGGTAGATATTAGATATGATATAGCCTTAACTACCGATACAAATAACACAGAGGCATGGATAAGGACATATATACCAAAAGTAGAGTCACCTACTGGATATATAGGAATGCTCAAGTATAAATATCCATATGAAATGTCTATTCACCAAACCCTATATGTCGATTTATTAAAGATCAGATCAGAGGGCGCAATCATACAAGCAAGAGCAGATAACGAAAGTACTATTTTCTTAAAAGGTATGTATATTTCAGTTTCTTGATGGTATAATGGATCAGGAGGATAACAATGGCATTTCCAAGCACTTATGATTTTAACTATTACCGTGGTGACACTGCTCAATTTGTAGTCCGTCCTAAAAATGCAAACGATGGATCTTCTTTTGATTTAGCGAACTATTCTGCAATTTTTACCATTGCAAACCAGAGGGGTTCTGCTGGAACACAGTATGCGGCTTCTGCAGTTGTTAATACAACAACTGACATTGTTACGTGTACAATTACACCAACTGTTGGACGAACACTCGCTGCTGGATCATATGTCTATGATGTTCAAATTACAGACGAATCACCAAATCCAGATGTTATTTATACAATACTTACTGGAACAATAACAGTCACAGACGATATCACTGGGGCAGTTTAATGCCAGATGTTTTGATATCAAATGATGATATTACCGTTCTAGGACCTCCAGAGTTAGTAGAAGTTCTAGTTGATATTGGTCCAACAGGACAACGTGGCAGTAAATTTTTTGTTGGAACTGGAGAGCCAAACTCTTTAACAACAAGTGGTACTATTTTTAGTGAAACAATAAACCTATACGATATGTATATTAATTCTGCACCAGGTGTTAACTATGGATATATGTATCAATACATTTCTGAGGTTGGAGGAAATACCTGGGTACAGGTTTTAAAAATTTCTCCAACATTATATTCAAAAAGACATGCCGTTACCTTTGCTTTAGGTGAGGGATCTATATCAATCCCAATTTCAAATATAGTTAGCGTTTCTGGTACACCTTTAACAGCGTCTAATTTTAATGTTCAGTATAGTATTGAGAATACTGCTCCAATTGCTTCTTCAGTTGAAATACCCGCACTTGCAGGTGCTGGAACAAACCTTGTAGTTAATTTAAATGCTGCTAGATATTCAAGTAGCACCTGGTCTAATCTAACAGGAGAGGTAACGGTGCATCTATTTATATCTGTAGTTATCTAATTATGGTATAATCTTGATGAGGTGAAAATATGGCAGCAGAGTCAATAGGCAGTTTAGTTCCAACAAAAATTCCAGGTCTAGCAGACCAAGCAGACATTCAGGCTGCCCTACGTGTTTACCATTATGGATCATACACATTTGATACAGCAGAAACAGACCCCGCAGAATTAGTAAATCCATCTATAGCGTATACAATAAATGATCTTCAAGATCAGATTGATACCTTATCTGGTGGAACCGCAATTTCTGCAACAAGTTTTAATGCTAAGGGAGATCTATTATCTGCCTCAGCAAATGACACCCTGAGTGTTTTGTCTGTTGGATCAAATGGAACAGTACTAACAGCAAATAGTGCTACTGCTACAGGATTAGAGTGGGTATCTCCAGAAGTCACATTATCAAATTCTGTAACATTAAGTGGAAAAACCTTGACAGCCCCTAGGTTTGCAGATCTTGGCTTTATTGCAGATGCTAATGGAAATGAACTTCTTGTTATGGATACCGTAACTTCAGCGGTAAATGAAATCAAAATTGCAAATGCTGCAACAGCGGGAAAGCCCTCTATAGCAGCACAGGGTGGAGACACAAACATATCCTTAAACCTTATTTCAAAAGGTAGCGGAGAAGTTCAATCAAATGGCATAAGGGTTGCTACAGATGATGACATTTTATTATCTCTAGTAGGCGGACTATAATATGCCGTATAATAAAGATACTAGAGGAGTAATTTATGGCAACAACAATTAAGGCTTTTGGACGTGGAGCATTTGCTACTTCTTCTGCAACTTTATACACAGTTCCAGCATCTACAACATCTTTGGTTACTAATATTTTGGTGACCAATACAAGTGCTTCATCTCAAACTTTTACAATTACTTTTGACTCTGTAGAAGTTTTTGCACAATCATCAATTGCTGCAAATACAACAATAGCACTTGATCTAAAACAGGCCATTGCAACAACTAAAATTGTTGCTGGTTTTGCAAGCAGTACAGATGTAAAATACCATATCACTGGTGCAGAAATTGCATAAAATGTGTGATATAATTCTATCAGGAGGTAGTAACTAATGGCTACAACAGTAAAAGCGCTGGCAAGAACAGCAGCAGCAACATCATCAACAACACTATACACAGTACCAGCATCAACAACTGCTATTATAACAAATATTGCAGTTACAAATACCGCAGGAACAGCAGGAACATTTTCACTTTCACTAGACGGTGTATCATTGCATACAACTTCGGCGATCGCTGCAAATTCTACAGTTTATATTGATCTTAAGCAAGCACTCGCTACAACAAAAGTTATTGCTGGTCTTGCGTCAGCAACAACAATCAACTTTCACATTAGTGGAATAGAAGTCTCGTAATGGGGATTCTTGTTATACCAACAGCAGCAGGTGGTGGAATTAAATCGGTTCAACGTGGACTGGCTAGTTCTGCTGGAAACGTAACTATCAATGCTGTTGATATAACAAAATCTTTTGTTCAAGTTTTTGGTACCACATCTTCTGGAACTGCTACTACAGATTCCACAGTAGGTTCAACAGGATCTAATGCATCTTCAGGAACAGCAGGAAGTAATAATAGCCCAGGTCCTAGTGGAGGATCTTCAAGCATTAACTCAAGAAATCTTTCGGCAGGAACAAATAATCTTGTAACTGCTGTTGCACAAGGATACTTGTCTAACTCTACAACATTGGTAGTTTCACATGCCTGTCGTTGGGAAGTAGTTGAGTTCGCATGAAAAACAAAAATATGATTGAGAGATTGATATGGGAGTAAGGGCAATACCAGCATCAGCAGGTGGTGGAATTAAGTCAGTCCAACGTGGCCTTGCCGCTGCTGGAGGAAACGTAACTATTACTGCTGTAGATATTTCAAAATCTTTTGTTAAAGTATTTGGCACCACATCTTCAGGAACAGTGGCCTCAACTTCTACAGTAGATGCCGCGAATGCAAATGCTGTTAGTGGTCTTAGTGGTAGCAATATTAGTGCACAGCATGCTGGTGGTGGAGCAAGCATTGGAGCAAGAAATTTATCAGGCGGAGCAAATAATCTTGTTGCAGCAGTTGCACAAGGCTATTTATCTACCTCTACAACTTTGGTAGTTTCTCACCCTTGTCGGTGGGAAGTTATTGAGTTTGCGTAAAGGAGAAGCAGATGGCCCTAGACACATATCCTTCAGGTGGTGGAGGCGGAATTAAATCAGTTCAACGTGGACTTGCTTCCTCAGCAGGTACGGTTACAATTACGGCAGTAAATATTAGTAAATCCTTTGTTCAAGTTTTTGGCACTACATCTTCAGGTACTATTGCTGCATCTGGAACAATTGGTGCTCAATCGCACAATGCTTCTTCAGGTGTGGCAGGAAGCAACTATTCACCTGGACCTTCGGGTGGATCTTCAAGTGTTGGCTCTAGTAGTATATCTGCTGGTACAAATAATCTTCTTGCAGCAACTGCTCAAGGTTATCTATCTAACTCAACTAGTTTGGTAGTTTCTCACCCTTGTAGGTGGGAAGTTATTGAGTTTGCGTAAAGGAGAAACATGGTAATATCAACATATCCTGCAGCAAGTAGCGGTGGAATTAAGTCAGTCCAACGTGGTTCGGCTGGAGCAGCAGGGACAGTAACTATAACTGCCGTAGATGTTAATAAGGCTTTTGTTCAAGTTTTTGGCACAACATCTTCAGGCACTGTTGCTTTGTCTGGAGTTGTTGGGGCACAAAACCATAGCGCTAATACAGGTATAGCAAACAGCAACATTACTCCTGGACCTTCGTCTGGATCTTCAAGTGTTGGCGCTAGCAATATATCTGGTGGAACAAACAACCTTGTATCAGGAATTGTACAAGGGTATCTTTCAAATTCAACAAGTCTAATAGTCAGCGGTGCTTGCCGTTGGGAAGTAGTGGAGTTTAACTAATGAAAACATTTATTCAATTAAAAGATGGTATCGGGTTTGCCTTTATTGACACACCTAGTGATACAGACGGTATTGAGGTTACATTTGGTACTGGAGAGTCTTATATTAAGAAACAACTAATTAATGATGAGTGGGTAGAAGCCCCAATTATTAAATATGCAAATTTAGGTACAGATGGACGTATTGTTGAAGTATTATCAACAGTATTTAGTAGTGTTGTTGGAGATAATCCAATTATTCCAGAAGGACTAGATCTTTTGTCTACTTGGAATGGTACCTCTTGGGTCGCACCACAATCTTCAGATGAAGAATAATAAGTAAAACAATAAAGGGGGGGTTTAGTGGATATTGTTTTTACTAATACTTTGGGATATAAAAATATTGAGCCACCAACTCCTGCAACAAAAATGTTGCCAGGTTGGTATAAAGAAATGGATTCATATCTTAATGGAGAAAAATTAACTACAGGTGTGGGCATTAATTCTGGGACTATAAAAAGATGTATGCCTGTATTTGATGCAATAGTAGCGGGGTATATAATTACACTTCCAGCAGATGTTGCTGTTTATTTAAAAGATGGTGAGCAAAAGTTTCATTCTGCAGATTTTAATTTACACTTTTGCCTGGGATAGTAGATACAGATAAGTATACTGCTCCAGTAAATTTTCCTTTTGTAATCAATGACATTAATTTTGAAGGAATAATTCCAAAAGGCACACCTATTGCTCAAGTGATTCCTTTCAAAAGAGATCCTTGGGAGATTAAAATTGGCGGATTTGAAGAAATGCAAGAACAGTCTGACGTTTCTAATATATTAAAAACAAAGTTTTTTGATAGATATAAGAATGCTTTTAGATCATCTAAAGAATATAAATAAAACTTTACCTATTTTTCTGTTTAGTGTAGACTTTACAAAATAAAGACTTTGTGATATACTTTTTTGTATGAATAAAAAATATTATTTTTTAGCAGGATTACCAAGAAGTGGCAACACTCTTCTATCAGCACTGCTAAATCAAAACCCAGAAATATATAGCACCCCAATGAGTCCAGTATCTACTTTAATGTGGCAATACACAAATTCTTTTGGGTACATGGAACATATAGTGCGTAATGAAGAAAATCAGAATAGAGCAGTAGAACTGCTGTCTTGTTTTTTTGATATGTTCTACAAAGATGTAGAAAAGCCAATAATAATTGACAGGGAAAAAAGTTGGGGGACACCACTTGGTCTTGATTTAATTAAAAAATATGTTACTCCTACACCTAAAATAATAGTTACAGTTCGAGACATTCTAGAAATACTTGCCTCCTTTGTTGTAATAGATGCAGACTACCTAAAAAAGAATACCTTGGAATATGGAGCATTTATTAACAATTATCGTTCACATGAAGACACAATAGCAGAATATCTAATGCGTCCAAATGGAGAGATAGATCAGACGCTGCTATCTCTAGCATCTTCTTTTTATCCAGAAAATAAGGGTATGTTTCATATAGTAGAATATAACGATCTTATGTCAAAGCCAAAAGAAACAATGTCTGGAATTTATGAGTTTTTAGAAATACCCGATTATAAGCACGATTTTGATAATATAGAAAAGATAGAGTCAGACAATGACGCAATCCTAGGACTTCCTAGCAACCTACATGATATAAGAAAATCTATATCTAAGTCATCAACCTCTAAAGATATTTTATCAGATTACATAAAACATAAATACTCCAATATGGAATTCTGGAGAGAAGGATCTCTTATGAAGGTTAGAGGAAAAGACTTTTAATATAAAAAATACCCCCTAGCATATAGCCAAGGGGTATTTATTTTTAAGCACTATGCGTACTTAGTTGGAAATTTCTTTAACCATCTTTGTACAGGAGCAGTCTTAGCGTATTTCCAAGACTTCCAATCTGTTCCACCCTTGGTCATATGAAATACAATTTCTGCATTTTTTACAGGGCTAAACAACTCAGCGTTAGCATCTAGGTCAAACTTATCTCTACGATCTGGTCCTAGATTACCGATCATATTTATTTGGAATACCCCATAAGAACTGTCTCCAGTCTTAGCGTTTCCGTTAAAGGCAAAAGGTCTTCCATTTGACTCTGCCTTGGCAACAGCCCAAGCAGTCTTTAGACCCTTTCCAGTAAAGCCTACAGCCTTCAATAATTGAACTAAGTCATAGTCAGTCAAAGAATGTGCATTCTTATACTTTTCCAAGATAATTGCCTTTTTTGGCTTAGAAACCAAAAAAACCGACTTAGGGTCGGCAGGGGTAGTCACGGACTTATTACTCAATAAATTATTTTCAGTTGTATTTGTTAAAGCATTGGCAGAATTGCTTACAGGCGCAAGCAGTCCAACCAAAGATAGGATTCCAATCCAAGCCATCTTGTCTCTTCTCATCAAATAAACCTCCTAGAAACAAAAGCACCAGTTGTCTGGTGTTACTACCAAGTATAACATGTTTTTGCCTCAAAAAGCAAACTTTTAACATTTTTATTAAATTGTTATAAAACCTTAACTATGAAGTGGTATAATGGTAAATACTATGGCTACAGGTTCAACAACAAACTATAACATTCCTTATCCACTATCGACTGATCCAGTCAATGTGCACGAGGATGTTCAGTCATTGGCAGAAACCATTGAATCTTTGCTTGGAACAGTTGGTCCTGCATACCAGACTCTTGATGTAACGAATAACAGTGGATCTTCTATTGCTAAAGGAAGTCCAGTTTACATTTCTGGGTATGGAACATCAAAACCAACAATAGCAAAATGTGATTCTGATGATCTAACAACATTTCCAGTAATTGGATTAGCAACAACTGCTATATCTAACAGTTCTGATGGAGTTGTTCTTCTATCTGGAGTATTTTCAAATATTAATACAAACTCTTATGCCGTTGGGAACAAACTGTATGTTGCTAATGGTGGGGGATTAACTGCAACAATTCCAGCAACAGGCTCAGGAGCAGTGGCGGTAGTTTTAAAACAAAATACAACAACAGGAATATTACTAGTTGGACAACCAAAAGGTAATGGCTCTTGGGGATCATTGAAAGCGGGTTTATCATAATGGCAACTTATAGAGGTCAGGGAGCATCTACTTACGATATTGGTGAAGCACCCCCATTTGTAAATTGGACTGTTGTAAAAGGCGATACGGCCTCTTTTAAGATTTATCTAACAGATGATACTAAGCAGCCCCTAAACATCCCTGACTGGGATATAGAAGCGGAATTTAAAAGACCAACTACCCCAGTTGACCCACAAGTAATTACAGACACTGCAACCTTGATTTTTACTCTTACTCCAGAGCAAGACCTAGATGATGCTGATGGTGAGTTTAAGGTTAATCTAACTGCAGCACAATCCGCACAACTAAGAACAAATGATATTTTTGATATTGAATTGCGTCTTCCACAGGATACCCTTGTTTGGACAGTTGCTCAAGGGAAGATTATTCTCCTTGAGGATGTTACCAACTAATGGCAACAGTTGTTATAAATAACAATACCTCAGTTTTTACAACAGACATTGATAGAGTTTCTTTTCCCAGTGTAGAAATTACCCAGCCAAATCGGGGGGTAAATATAAACTCAGTACTTCCATTTAGAATAAGGTTTACCGCAATACAGATACCTTCATCTATTGGCAATGTCCCAGCAATTCCACTACAGGTTATTGGTTTCTCTAACTATATACTTTAAAATATGTGATATAATTCCAGTATGGCCAAATTATCAATCGCAAGCATCAAGTCTCTGTTTCAGACTGGAGACCGTCCAAGTCAAACAAACTATGAAGACCTGATTGATAGCACATCTGCAAGATCAACAGACCTTGGATCAGATGGTAACAACGAGTCTACAATCAACGGCATTGAAAACTCAACAATTTTTGATAACTTTTTAGCAAGTGAGTGGAGATCTGTAAAGTATATGATCTCAATTAAAAAGACTTCTGGTGGTGCAAATAAATATTGGGCCACAGAATTAACTATAGTCCCTGATGCTACAGATGTAAGCGTTAGTGAATATGGAACAGTAGACAATGATGGGAATATTGGCACCATCTCCGTGTCTAGAGCAGGAGATACAGTTTCATTAACTGTAGTTCCAGTGGGTGGACAAACCCCGATTACCTTGCGCTATTTGCGTATTGGTTTGAAGGCTTAATCTAAGGAGATAAAATGGCAACAGTAACAAAAGATTTTAGAGTAAAAGCGGGACTGGTAGTTGAGGGATCAACTGCGACCGTTAATGGAAAGAACATTATCACAGCAGGTGTCGTTGACGCTAAAGGTGATTTGATTGTTGGTAGTGCTGACGATGCAGTAGCACGTTTGGGCATTGGTACAAATGGTCAAGTGCTTACAGCAAACTCAGGTGCGACATACGGCGTTGAGTGGCAAGCACCAGCAGCAGTTGGTGTATTTGGTTCAAGTATTGAGTTTGAAGGATCTACAGCAAATGATTTTGAAACAACACTTGCAGTAACTGATCCAACAGCAGACCGCACAATCACACTTCCAGATGCAACTGGTACAGTAGCACTTACTTCAGATATTACAGTTAGTGCATCTTCAACAAACACATTTTCAAACAAGTCAATATCACTTGGTTCAAACACAGTAACTGGAACTACTGCAGAATTTAATGCTGCACTTACAGATTCTAACTTTGTAACTACTGGAGATACTGGAACTGTTACAAGCACAATGATTGCAGACGGAACTATTGTTGATGGAGATATTAATGCATCAGCAGCGATTGCTCAGTCTAAGATTTCAGGTCTTACTACTGACCTTGGAAACAAGGCTTCAGCATCAGATCTTACAACTCACACAGGTGCTTCAACAGGAGTACACGGTGTAACTGGTTCAGTAGTTGGAACATCAGACACACAGACACTTACAAATAAAACACTTACCTCTCCAGCAGTAGACGGAAACGGAATTGTTTTTGAAGGTGCTACAGCAAATGACTTTGAAACAACACTTACAGTTACAGACCCAACATCTGACAAGACTATTACTTTGCCAGATGCTACAGGTACTGTTGCTCTTACAAACAACAAGTTAGATGTTTTTGCTGCAACTACTTCAGCAGAACTTCGTACAGTAATCTCTGATGAGACTGGTACTGGCGGACTTGTTTTTGCTGATACCCCAACACTTATAACACCAAACATTGGTGCTGCAACTGGTACATCTTTGGTTCTTTCAGGGGACCTAACAGTTAATGGTACAACAACTACAATTAACTC